GTCAAACCCCATAGCCACTAGAGCATGGCAATCATCCTCGCCTTCTGTTACATGTAACGTGTCATTTCCAAAATTGAGAAATTGTAGGCCATAGTAAACGCTCGCGCAATCTTTCTCCCGTATCATCTGCTTTTGCTTATTAACGTACTTGCAGTTGAGTATTTCACCGGATTCTGATTTATACACATAGACACGGCAATTCCCGAGGTTGTTGATGTGACAGCACCCAACACCGTAACGATGCAGAACATGGGCTGGAATGCCCCTTAAACGCTCGTAGGATTGAAAGTAGGATTCTGGTTGCACTTGCATCGGTGCAATTTTGGCAGGATCTGGCTTCTTGTATACTTTTTTGGTAGAAAATGGGTCTTTCCCGTTATCGCGCATAAAAGTAATCAGATTGCCTGATGCATCACATTTGACGCAGTGGTATTGCAGAGTTTCCCGGTTAAAAGAAAAATGGTCAGACTTATCTTTTCTTCCCGGTTCGCAATATGGACAACAGTATAGCTCGATTTCTGTTTGCTTGGTTTTGTACTTTGATCCTATAGAATCCAAAAACAAGCAAAGGTCTTGCTCGGATAGTTTATTCATTTTTGCATCCAGACTTGATTACATTTTTGGGAAAGAGCATTAATAATCGTTGCCTCCCAATCAATTTTTTTTGTCTTAGATGCCTTCTTATTTTTCCATCCGGCATCTTTACCCCAAAAATCATTGAAAGCCTTGTTGATAGATAGTGGTATGTTTAGATTGGGGTGATATAGTTGCCTTTGAGCTATAAAGGCTTCATCGCTTGCATATTTCTGAAAAGCAGTACTGCATTCATCCCGGTAGATCTGATAGTCAGTTCTCCATGTTTTTATCTCCTCCTTACAATCCTCCTCTTTAAGAGTAAGAGATATATTTTCATCTTCATCTTCATCTTCAGTGTTTGCTTGAGCTTTTGCTTGAGATTTTGCTTGAGCAAACCGCGAAGCAAAACTATTTTCTCCCCCCTTTTTTCCCGATTTAATGCGTATTTCCCTAATTTCTTGGTCCCTTACCATTCTGCGGCAGAATATCAATCCGTCCGATTCTCTAACCGAAAAAATATTTTTGCTTGAAAGTTGCTTGAGTTTTTGCTCAAGCAAAACTGTATCCATTCTGAGCAGCCTTGCCAATTCTTCGGTTGTGTAGTTTAATACTCCTCTCTGTTTAGACTCCCACATATAGCAAAGCATTTCAAACCAGATGCCTTTTAATTCATAGCTCAAGCATTGCACGTCAGGAGCTTTTAACCAATCACCAACATAAAAAGGCATAGCTGGAAGATCATCTTTTTTTGATGAACCCATAAAACCTCTGGAAATAAAAAACTCACTGGCCGGCTGATTAATTCCGTGCAAAAACGAACATTAGGAGATCGTCGTTTTTTACCAGTGAGAATTTTGAAGGCATGTTGATTGCTCCATTTTGTTGTGCCGGTAATCAATCGGCATGGAGAGAATATACTAAACTATCAAATAGGAATCAAGAAATATTTTTACCAATTTTAGGCGTTTTTTGATACAAAAACCCATATCTGCTTATCATAACCGGATCAGATGGGGTTTTAGTCTCTGCATCGATCATGATTTTTGCGGCAGAGCATTTTGCAGCTATGCGATCATATACGCTAGTGATAGGTGCTGATACTATACTACCGCGTGGTGATGGTCTCACGATTTACCTCCACATAATGATGTAACTAATTACGTTTATTAAGATTACAGAGATGGCAAAAAGTGTGTATTGCATATTTTTTTAACCCAAAAAGTATGTTCCGCTTTCGATTTTTAGATTATAGATACAATATTCTTCCGAAAAGTCGTTTATGCCTAATTCTTGTTCTAAGGTATCTTCAGGAGAAAAACTTTCCGCTATGTCCTTATCAAGTATATAAAAATCGCCGTCTCCTTCTTTTGTCATCATCGCATAAACGCCGCCTTTTTCAGCTCTGCTCAAAAGTATTGATTTTGCATCATCGTATGATAGTCTTGTTGTTGTCATGATATCCTCCTGTTTTTGGTTTTTATTGTCTCACTCTCACCGACACCTTAAATATACCACATCGCAAGCGGCTTGTCAATAGTTTTTTTGTGTTTCTACAAAATATCTTTGCTGGTGAAAACGGTGGAAACGACGGAGGGCGGTATATGCAAAGTTGCGTATATTCGCGTTTTGATATATAATAGTATGGTAAATAACAATAAAAATTCAATAGGTAAGCAATATGCCATTTAAGAAAAATGAATCTGGTAATCCACTTGGAAGGCCAAAAAGTGGAAATTCGTTTAGAGATTTGCTTGAGAAAAAGCTATCTGATATGCAAAGCCTTGATGGTATAAGCAGAAAAGAGGCCATCTGTGAAGTGTTGATAGGGTTGGCTATGAGTGGTGATCTTGATGCAATAAAGCAAATAACTGATAGGATTGATGGCAAGCCAACTCAACAGATATTGCAAACAAATGTAAACTTGGACGAGCCGAAAGTTTTTGATAAGAATTTACTTGCCGAGTTAAAAAATTCCATTCTTGACAAATTCTCATTCCCAATTGAACAGCCAACAGAAGATGATAACTCAATTTCAGAATCCACCGAAGAGCTACCCGATCAAACTACCTGAAGATGCTGCTTCGGTAGAGGATCATATCGTCAGGCTGGCGCGGTCTAATCTGTCAATTTTTACGTGTGTAATGTTTGCCCCATCGTATCAAATGACATGGTTTCATCGTGCTATCTGCGATGAGGTGCAAAAGTGGATTAGTGGAGAGACAAAACGACTTATGATTTTTGTTCCTCCTCAACATGGCAAAAGCCAATTAGTATCTAGGGTTTTGCCTGCATTTATACTTGGCAAGAATCCAGATGCTAGAGTTGCAGCATGTTCATACGGTTCTGAGTTTGCATCAGGGTTTAATAGAGATGTGCAACGAATAATCGACAGTGATAAATACAGAGAAATTTTCCCTGAAACTCGACTAAGTGGTAAGGGTGTTCGATCGCTAGATAACGGTAAATTTATTAGAAACGCAGATTCGTTTGAAGTTGTTGACAAAAAAGGAACATACTATGCGGTTGGCGTTGGTGGCCCTCTTACTGGTCGCCCTGTTGACTATGGCATTATTGATGACCCTATAAAAGATCGAGCAGAGGCAAGCAGCCAAGTATATCGAGATCGTCTTTGGGATTGGTATACTGATGTTTTCTCGACTCGCCTGCATAACAATAGCCGCCAATTGCTGATGCATACGCGATGGCATGAGGACGATCTAGCCGGTAGATTGCTTGATCGAGAGCGTAAGCGCTGGAAAGTAATCTGTTATCGCTCTATCAAAGAGCAAGGCGATTATGACAGATACGACAAGCGAAATGTCGGAGATGTATTGTGGCCTGACCGTCACAGCAAAGAACGTATCCTTGAATTAAAAGAAAAATCAGAGCGTACATTTATCAGCCTATATCAACAACGCCCGGCTGCACAGGAAGGCGGGTTGTTCCTGCGAAAATGGTGGAAGTTTTGGGATGATCTTCCTGCGATGGATCGTATCTTGACATCGTGGGATTGTACATTCAAGGAAACAGGCTCTTCTTTTGTAGTCGGGCAGGTCTGGGGCAAGGCTGGAGCCAATGCCTATCTAATCGATCAGGTACGGGGGAAATGGGATTTCCCTGCCACTGTAGAGCAAATACGGAGGCTCCAGAATCAGTACCCAATGTGCCGGGAGGTGTTGATCGAAGAGAAAGCAAATGGGGCAGCTATCATATCAACTCTACGAAATGAGATATCCGGTATCATACCAGTAACGCCGCACGAATCAAAAGAGGCTCGCGCCTCGGCAGTGTCTCACGCAATCGAGGCCGGAAATGTCTGGCTACCATCAAAGCGTAATGCCGAATGGATCGAAGAAGCAATAGAGGAATTATCTGTATTCCCAAATGGGCTTAACGATGATATAGTGGACTCTCTAACTCAAGCGTTATACCGCATCTATGGGCGCAGCCATGCGCGCGCTCTCAAGGTAGCGATATAATGCCGCTCATTGTCAATGGTGATCCTCCTGACGGATTCAGAGAAATGATATGCAATATGTGTGAATTTGATTATATTAGCTTATGTTACGAGGATACCGCATTTTTACAATGTCCTAATTGTAAATGGATGCAGTTAGTTGATAACTCCAGAAAAAGGATTATCCATGCCGGAAGTAAAGATGACAGGTAACTCACCAAGCGCATCATCTATGTCGAATTCAATGAATACAACCTTACAGGTACAAAGCAAGTCTAGCGCTGTTGATGTACGTGGCCTTAACATATACGATTTCATGATGGATACTCACGATGGTACAAATGGATACCGTGATGGCACATATTTGATACCGCATCCAAAAGAGGCATTCTACGACACCCGCCGACAATCGTCTTTTTACAAGAATTATTTCAGAGCAATTGTTTCTGCAATGATTACCCCGGTATTTAATAATGATCCGAAAAGAGAATATGAAGATCGCATCGTTGATGCTTTTATAGATGACTCTGACGGTAGCGGAACATCGTTGACTCAGATGATAAAAGAGGCTTGCACGATTGCGAGAGTTTGCGGTGTTTCTTTCATCGTAATGGATACACCATCTTACCAACCTGATACAATGGCAGATGTACTTGATAAGAGATTATTTCCATACATTTATTTGAAGCGGCCTCAATGCGTAAAAGATTATGTTGCGAATGATCGCGGGAAAATAACAGAGATTACTTTCTATGATAAAAAAGTATCTGACGGGCGCGGATCATTTACTCAATACTATCGCAAATGGGATGCGCTGCGATGGTATCTCATGTATGAGAAAAAAGGTTCTGACGGAAAACCTGTATTCATAGTCGAAGGCGAAGGCTTGCATGGTTGCGGTATTCTGCCGGTTATCTCTGTAACTGGATTCGCTCGCACATCGTCTCTTTATGAGTTCCCAGACCCTCCACTATTCGATCTTGCCGGACTTACATTCTCTATTTACAATAGGGAATCAGAAATTAGGAACATGGAGCAGACGCAGGCTTTCTCGACTCTATACATGCAAGATGGCAACCAAGATGTTGTACTTGGCACAAACAACTATTTATCTGTCCCTATGGATGCAAAGATTACGCCAGGGTTTATCTCGCCTGATGCCGCACATCTCACAAACCTTGTTGCCAATTGCGATAAGGCAAGAGAAGATTTATATAGGATCGCAGAGCAAAGCGGCGTTGTTGGAGTCAAATCAGCAGAAAGTGGGATTTCGAAACAATGGGACTTCATAGCGCATGAATCCGTGCTGAAAACTACCGCATACGTTGCAGAGCAAACGGAATACAAAATTATCGATCTGCTAGGCAGATATGCTCGTGAAGTTTTTGATTACGAATGCGATTACCCGCAGGAATACTCACCAAATCATTCAGAAGAACGTATACGCGTTGCTCTCGACGCTCTTGATAGGATGCCTCCTGAGCCCGTCAAAAATGCGCTATGGGCTGAGTTTTGTAAGACATATTGGGCAGACATGCCAGAGGAGGCCGAGATGATTGTTGAGGCTTTAAATAGCCAACCCGCCGCAATGGTATCAGAAGAAGAGCCAGTTTCAGAAGATACACAGCCTGAAGTTGATCCAGAGCCTGAAATATCTCAAGACAAAATTGACGATAGATAATAATGGCTAAACGATATCCTATAACTGGTTATGCAGACGAGTATATGTCTGACTTCGAGAAGCAGGCTCGAATAATAGTACGTGAATTACAAGCGGCAATTGATAAAGGCATCGACCCTGATATATCGCTAAAAAAGATATTCGTACAGCATGATATCAATGGCAAACTTACAGAATCTTTCGGAACGTCTATCGCTAAATCTGCTGGATTTGCTGTTGGGTTAAAACTCGATAAGGTTGCATTCTCTCGGTGGTATCTTGAAAATGCCTATTCTGTCGATGGTGTAAAATTATCGTCAAAGGTTTCAAAACTCGCTGACCGAGGCAGAATACTCGGCAATGTACGAGAATCGATGAGGGCAAACGAATCTCTATCAATGGCCGCTCAGAGATTACACGATACCGGCATGATCGGCGGAGATATAGCTCGCGATGTCAAGCGCACACTCGCGGCAGCTCGCGCATCTTTCGGAGCGTCGCAGGATACTCAAGGTTATCTCAAATACCGGAACGAATTATTACGCACACAAAGAAGAGTCGATAGGCTTGTCGATCCTTCAACGTCAAAACTAAAAAGAGCATATCAGACAGTACTAGACATTACCGAAGAAGCAACCGAAGCACAAATAGAAAGAGCCGTTAAATATGCTGTATATTTCAAAGAGCGTTACAACTCAGAGCGGATTGTTAGATCGGAGAGCGCACGAGCGTACAATCAAGCATGGCATACTGCGGCGTTTTATGATGATGATATTGTCGGCTATCGGAGTGTATTATCGACCGCGCATACTGAGTACGACATATGCGACTGGTGGGCAACTGCTGACCTTTACGGCCTCGGCCCCGGTGTATATCCGAAGGAAAACGGGCCAGACATACCACATCACCCGAACTGCCGTTGCATAGCAGAGCCGGTAATTGCAGGAGAAATAGATACTGCCGGGAAAAAAGAATTATCTGATAAACTTGCAATCAAGCAGATTGATTCGCTGTCTGAAGAACAGAAAATTACTTTGATGGGTAAGGCTAAAGCTGAGAGATACGATGAAAATAAAAAATCATGGCGATCTCTGATAAAATCATATGCTGACCCGACAAATAAAAAGCCGACTGTGCCTAAAAAACTTTTACTTAATAAGTAATAAATTTGACATTGAATAAGTTTTAAATTATTATTATGGTGTATAGGTAGATTTTATTTTATCAATGGAGGCTGAAATGTCCCTCAAATACGAAGGTAACAATCTCTCTGCTACAGATAACAGCGTCGGCTATGATGTCGGCCTCGGCGGTAAGGATGCAAAAACATCTTGCGTAAAATTCCTTACTCCTGCGAGTGGCACGCAGACTCACGCGATGGAGTTTGCAACGTCTTCGGGCATCGCTACTCAGGCTGGTGGAACTCTGACGATTACGAAGAAGATTGCAATTAAGGATGATGCTGGGAATACGATCTATATTCCCGCTGGTACTATTGCTTAATTTTATTCGCTTTTTATGCCCGTTGAGGCTGTTTTAATACATGATGCCCGTAGAGGCGAGGAGTAGAAAAAATGGAACTCGAAGAGGTTCTGAAGAAACTGTCTGACGATGAAAAATCTGTTGTGTCCGCAGCAATCGAAGCGGAAAAGAAGCGCGGGATTGACGAGTACAGAAAAGTCAGTTCTAATAACAAGAATCTTCTGAGCGAACGGAATAAATTCAAAGACGCGCTCAAGGCTCTTGAAATCGATCCTGAAGCGGAAGAACTGTCAGACCGGATAGATGCTCTCAAAGAGAGACTATCAGGAAAGCAATCAAACGCAGAACAAGCAAAACTGCAGAGACAGATTAAAGAGTTGACAGACTGGAAACAGAATCTCGAAAACGAGAAAAAGGCGCTCTCTGAAAAGCTATCAACGAAAACCGCGTCCGACGCTCTTAGGTATTTGATCGGTGACAAAGTGCAAGCATCTCAGTACGTGATCAATGATCTGATAAGGAGCGGACGAGTTAGGGTGCTTGAAGATGATAGCGTGATGTGGGTTGGTCAGGATGGCGATGTCCCGCTTAAGGATGGAGCCGAAAAGTTTTTGAAAGAAAATCCTGACATTGTGAAAAATCCTATCGCTCCCGGTAGCGGATCGAAGGACGAAAAGGGAACAAATAAAAAGTCTATGACAAAAGCCGATTGGTTGAAGTTGCCCCCAAAGGAGCAGGGAGCATTTATAACCGGCGGCGGTACTTTGCAATAAAAAAAGAACTGCTCCAAAGGTAGGAAACTATGGCTAATACACTGACCGCTCTTGCCCCGACGCTGTTTGATGCCCTTGGAACAGTTGCAGGAGAACCCGCTGGCGTACTTGACTCTATCGATGTACGTACCTCGAATTTGTCAATCAACTCTGATAACTCAGTGACGATACCTGTAGCTCCTGTTGCGTCAACTGCGACGTATACACCTGCGATGACTACTACCGCAGCGAGTGATCAGACCGCCTCATCGATTACCATCACCTATACCGCCAATCTTGAAAGCGGTTTTAACCTTACTGGTGAAGATATCCGAAGTCTTGAAAACGGCGGTGATAACATGCGCGAATGGGTGCGCCAGAATACAGAACAGAGTATGCGCGCTCTTCGCAATGCCGCTGCTGCTGCCGCTTCGCTCGCTATCAAGCAGGGTGGAAGCCGTGCTTATGGCACCGCTGGCACGACTCCTTTTGCATCCGATCTTACTCCTCTGACTAATGCACGCAAGATTCTGCGTGACAATGGCGCGCCGATGACTGATCTGCAGTGTGTTGTTGATTCGTCGAGCTATCTCAACCTGATCAACCTCGGCGTTGTACAGCAGTCATATATGGCTGGCAGCGATGCAGAGCGCCGGTCTGGTGCTGTAGGCAAGCAGTTCGGTTTCTCGATCCGTGAAGATGGCAACATCGCATCGCACACCAAAGGTACCGGAACTGGGTATGATATCGTTGGTGCTGGCGAAGCTGTTGGTCAGACCGTGCTTTCTCTTGAAGGTGGAAGCTCCGGTACTATCCTTGCCGGTGATATCGTAACTTTCTCAGGTGGCACCACTGATGCGAATAAATATTGCGTAGTTAGTGGTGGTACAGCAACCGGAGCGGCTTCCGGCACTATCACAATCGGAAATCCCGGCCTAAAAATTGTCAAAGTCGATGCTGACGAAATGACTATTGGCAATAGCTATAGCCCGAATTTTGCTTTTGAGCGCAATGCGGTTGTTGGTTTCATGCGTGCCCCGTACATTCCCGAAAATTCAAACATCAAGACAATCCCGATCACCGATCCCAAGACCGGACTGTCTTTCACGATGTGCGAAATCACCGGTGATGGCATGATCAAGTATCGTCTGCATCTCGCATACGGTTTCAAGGTCATTCAGTCAGAGTATGTTGTGATCATTCTCGGATAAGTTGTCTCCTTTCCTTCTCTTGTGGTGGGTAGTGGGGGTTGCCTAGTACGTAGCCCCCACTATTTAAAGCATGATCACAATAAATATCGACTCAAAAAAATTCATGCACGCGCTTGAAAAATTCCCGCGAGAAATCAGTCGGGTAATGCGCCGGGATATGCTCATCACCGGAAGAGAGATTGCCGCATACGCTCGTACTCATCACGGATTCACTGCACGCAAGGGAAAGCTTGAAAGATCAATTCAGGTTGATGTATCACCTTCTGGTACAAACATGAGAGTGTTTCTTGATGATAGGATTGCTCCTCACGCTGCTGCAGTACATAATGGATCAAAGCCGCATAAAATAGAGGCTAAGAATAAAAAAGCGCTATATTTTGTAAAAGGTGGTAACTCTGTATTTGCAAAATCTGTAAATCATCCCGGCACTCGCCCAGATGAATTTCTTTTCAATGCCTTCCACCGCCTACGCAGAATGATTGTAAATAATATTCAGCACTCTATTGACAAAGCATATAAAATAGCGAGGGTTTAATGTCCTTTACAACTCCATACGCTCTTACATCAGACATTACCGATCTGGTTATCTCTCGCTTTGTCGCAGGTAACAATGCTAACCTATCTAAATGGCGTACTGAGTGCGATGACGCTGTAAAAGGAATTTGCGAGACAAAGGGCGTTCCTATCGAAACATTTGAAGCGTCTGGGGATGCCGCTCATAGCAAGGTCAAGGAATACTGGCGGGCTCACTTTTGTATGATCGTTTGCCGAGACGCTATTGGAATCAACGATGTTAACTCAACCACCGAAGAGACGTATAGAATCAAGTATGATCTATACCGGGATGTAGTTGACAAAATACACGGACAGTTGACAAGAGAAGTTTTTCAGAATACCGTTTCATCGAGTGATCCTCTCGGAGCTGGTCGAGTCGGAGGCGGTACGATATGGCGCGGCTAAGTACCATCATATCAGACCTTGAAACAGGTATCGGGCAGATCACAACACTTGCCGGATATCCTATAACTTGGGGGTCTGTAAATCAATTCGATCAAGCATTAGTGACATATCCTTGCGCTGATATCACGTATCCAAGAGATACCGCAATGGAGGCTCTCGGTCTCGGTCGTTTTGGATTTAGCGAGGCAGAAATATATATCAA